GCCAAACAACGTGAATGGTCGTGAGTTGTTTAAACAACGAATCATTACAATGGTCCTTGACCCACTTGCTCAAAAGCAAGCCTTGGAGTATAAAGCGAAAGATATTGAGATTTCACAAGGTGTCACAAAAGAATCAGTTGTGGTAAACTTGCCAGTTGTCTTGACAGATGCTATGGAAATCTTGTACATGACGGTTATTTGTGATTAAGAAAGGAGAAACTAGCTAATGGCTATTATGAGTCAATTAGATGCTTTGTCTGCTAAAGAAGGAACGGTCTTCTTTACAATCAATGACAAGCAGTATGAACTAGCAGAGCTTATCTCTCTAGAAGCAAAAATTGAATACACAAAAGCTGACGTGACCCCTCTAAACTCTCGTATGAAGGGTGGTAAGATTGTGGGTGCAGAAGGGACAGGTTCATTGAAGATGTACTACCACCGCCCAGAATTAAAGGCGATGGCTTTAAATTATGTCAAACAAGGTATTTTGCCTCGTATTGATATCAAGTGTACTAACGAAGACCGTTCATCTCGCGCAGGTCGCTATACTATCGTTTTGAAAGGGGTTCTGTTCAAAGAATCACTTATCTTTAAACTAGATGGATCAGCGGATGAGGTTATTGACGAAGAAACAGACTTCACATTCCAAGATTTTGATATTCTATCAGAATTCCAAGAAATTAAATACTAACACAAGGAGGAAATAGTGGTGAGTGGATTACAAGCATTTTTGAAACAAAATAAAAAAGGGGAAGAGACTAAGGATGTCTTGCTTCCTTCTTTTGAGGAACCAGTTAAAATTCGAGTGTTGAGCGCTCGTGAAGCAGACTTAATCAATGACCGTTGTTTTGTCAATAAGCCTGGTCGCAATGGACGCCAAGAGCGTGTCTTTGACGGTGTTAAATATAACCGTGAAATCTGTATTGCGTCTATCGTGGTTCCTGACCTTAACGATAAAGAATTGCAAGATTCTTATGGAACAATGGGAGCTTCTGAGTTATTTGGTACCATGTTCAATTGGGGCGAAAGCGCCTTGATTTTGGAAGCTGTGACCGAACTAAGCGGTATTAACCAAACATTCCAAGACAAGGTTGACGAGGCAAAAAACTAATAAAAGAGGACGCGGAGGCACAACTTGCCTACTTCGCCCTCGTAAACTATTACATTCGCCCTAGTGAATTTGTGAATATGGATGTAGAAGAAAAAGCCTTTTTCGCTGCAGTCATGCATGAAGAGGCGAAACAACGTAAAAGAATGAAGAAGTGAGGTGATTCTATTGGCCGATTTACAAACAACCATGTCTTTGACCGATAGAGTCACAGGCACTTTAAATAAAATCTATGCGACCATGGAGCGTGTCAAAAATGCAGGCCCTGGCATAGACAAAGTCATGAAGGCTCAAGAATCCGCTATGAAAAAAGCTGGTGATTCTGGCCAATATTTTGTTAATAAAGCTGGGCGACTCATTGATATTAACGGTAGATTTGTAAATAGTGCAACTCTAGCAGCTGCAGGGCTCAAAAAAGAAGAACTGGCTCTGAGAGATTTAGGGAATGCCTCTAATAACACTTCTAACAAGCTAAGTAGATTAGTATCTTTGAAAGGTTTGTTGAAGACTACTTTAGCTGGTATTGCAGTCGGTAAAATTACCAAACAAGCTATAGGTATGTCAGACGAGTATGCTAATATGCACGCTCGTTTAGATATGATTCGTGACGGTACGCAGTCGACAGAGGAACTGCAAAAGTCTATTTATACATCCGCACAACGTACAGGTTCAGTCTATACAACCATGGCGAACGGTGTCGCTAAGATGCGGATGCAGGCTGGCGATGTTTTCCAAAATAACGGTGAGACAATTGCCTTTTTGGAAACTATGAACAAATCCTTTGTTGTTGGTGGTGCAAGTATTGAAGAACAAAAAAGCGCCATGCTTCAGCTTACTCAGGCTATGGCTAGTGGTAAGTTGCAGGGTGATGAGTTGCGTTCTCTAGCTGAGACTTCACCAGCCTTAATCCAAGCCATTGCAAACAAGTTAGGCGTTAGCCGTGGCGAGGTTAAAAAACTTGGAGCAGACGGGAAGATTACGGCCGATATTGTCAAAACTGCCATGCTGGATGCAAGCGAAGCGATTGATCAACAATTCCGCAACATGCCAATGACATGGGGCAGGGCATGGCAGAACTTCCTGAACTTTGTGACCAAGGCGCTTGAGCCAATATCGATTAAGATTAATCAGATAGTGAACTCGTCCGCCTTCCAACAATTTGCCCAGATTGTAGCCACGGTGCTTCAATATGTCGTTCAAGCGGTTATCTTTGCCATGGATATGATTGGGGCTGTTTGGAGTATGTTAGCGCCGATTGCTCAATTTGTCATCGACAACTGGTCTGTCATTCAACCGATTATTATTGCCGTAGCAATTGCTATTGGCACTTATATAGTCGCAATGAACGCAGCAAGTATAGCGACTAATCTATTTAGTATCGTTACAAACACTGCGAAAGCTGCAATGGCTGGTTTTAATGCAGTGATGACAATGAACCCAATCATGTTGATTGTCATGGCAGTCATTATTCTTATCGGTCTCTTCTATGCCTTAGTTACATGGTTCAACAATCTTACTGGTGCAGCTTTATCAGCCACAGGAATCATCATAGGGGCTATATTTTACCTAGGAATGACCATTTGGAATATACTTCTTAGTATTGCCAATGCAGCTATCTGGGTGATTAATATGATGTTGCAGGGCGTCTTTTGGTATGTGAATACCGCAATAGCATTCTGGATGTTTCTCTATCAGGCTATCTTAACTATTTTGATAGGTATTTTAGACTTTATTGACTGGTTTGTTACTGGTGCAGTTAACTTATGGAACGAGATGTCTTTCCAAGTACAAAGCGCTTGGTATGATATCGCTCAAGGCGGACGTGATATGGCTGTCGCTATTGCAGGATTTGTAGATAGCATGGTCAATAGTGTTATTAGTTCTGTTGAAGGGATGATTAACTCTGTTCTTAGCGGATTTAATAGCATGATTGGTTTCTTGAATGGACTTGGCTTGAACATTAGTGCAGTTGGTTCGGTTTCGCTTGGTAGAACTAATTTTGCAGGAGATGTAGCTGGTGCGATTGATAGCATGCAGAAACCAGTTAAAAAGACCTTTGAAGGTCTGCACTTGGCAGATGGTCTCAAACAACACAAAGCTAGTTTAGAAACTCCGCACCTTGACACTCCACAACTGGGGTATCTTGAACTTGGAGACCGAATGGGAGCCTTTAATAAAGGGTATGAAATCGGTCAAGGCATCGATAAGGCTGTCGGTGGTTTCTTCAAAGGAGCTGGAGATGCCAACGGTGCAGGAAATAATTTCTTGGGCGACCAAGGAAAAACACCTTACGAACTCAGCCCAGCAAGCTCAGCCCCTGGACAAGGAGACGGAGGAAAAGGCGGTGGCGGTGGCCACAACCCTTCTGGTGGTAAATTAGACAAAGTCGGCAAGATTGAAGATGAAATCAAACTGGACGATGAATACATCAAGTTAATTAAGGATGTCGCGACCATGAAGTGGCAACAGAATTTTATTACCTTGAAACCAGAGATTGTCACCAATATTGACTCCATTAACAACGCTGGCCAGTATGCTAACGTATTGGATGATTTGAATGCAACGATTGTGGACGCTTTGAATAACGGCGCTGACGGCCTTATGGCTTACTAGGAAGGAGGTAACTGATGTTTATATTTATTGAAGGCATTAAATTGCCAGTCAATCCAGAAGAAATCAAACTGGAGGACAAGCAAGGAATTGAGACAGTCGCTATTATCGATACTGGTAACGTTCCGCTTGTCGGAAATCCAGAGCTTCAATCGATTGAATTTGAATCCTTTATTCCTAGTGGAAGATACGATGGAAACTACCAACGGAATAGCCGTGTTTCTCCAGAATCCTTTGTATCATCTATTCGTAAATTTAAGACGGAAGGCACTCCTATTCAAGTCATGATTGGGGGTGCTTTTGGTTCTGCTATTAACGGGAAATTTTTAGTGGAACAGTTCGATGTCTCTACCAAGACAGGATATGAAAATGACCTGATATATAAGATTAAGTTCTTACAATATCGGTCTCATAAACCACGGAAGGTTACTATCAAAGACAAAAAAGCACTCGAGGCCACTAAAAAGAAACCTCAGGCAAAAGCTACTGAAGAACGTAGCCCTACAACTGAGAAAGCTGCTCAAAAAAGCCATACGGTTGTGAGTGGTGATACTCTTTGGGGAATTGCTCAGACATTTTACGGAGATGGCAGCCGATATACTGAAATTTACGAAGCCAATAAAGACAAAATCAAAGACCCTCATTGGATTTATCCTGGACAGGAGTTTGTGATACCATGATGCAATTATTCTATCAGAACAATAAAACTGGAGATACATGGGATTTAGCGACTGTGTCTGAAAAAGTTGAGTTCAAGACAACTAGAAAAGGATCAGCTTGGAGCGTGGAGATTACCTTGTACAATTCTACAAAAGTAGCCTTTGAATATGGTTCTCCACTCGCTTTCAAGCTAGATGATAAAGAGGTATTCTTTGGTTATTTGACGAAAATCAAGTACGAAAAAGATACCAAAACAACCTTGACTTTCCACGACCAGATAAAGTACTTACTACGCAATATCAATTTCGTTGCCAGGGATAAAAACGTCAATCAAATTGTCTCGGCTATCGCAGGGGATTTTGATTTGAAGATTGGGGAACTAAAAGCCCCAGCTGTGACCTTATCCCCTCAACTAAAGGAGGATAAAAAGGCTTTGGATATTATCCAAGAAGCCATGGACGAGACCTTGGTACAAAGTGGAGAGTTGCTGGTCTTATATGACAAGTTCGGAGAGTTGACGCTAACAACTCCCAAAAACTTACCAATCCAGTACATTATCGGTAATGAATCCTTTATGTCTAGCTTTGAGTTTGAAGGTTCGAGTGCTAATATTGTCCGCTTGATCCAAGAGAACAAAGAAACCAAAAAGAGAGAGGTCTACATCTATCAGGACAGCTACAATATCGGCGCTTGGGGAAAACTCCAGTACATGAAAAAAGTGGACGAGAAAGCAACTGAGGGGCAAATAAAGCAATGGGGCGAAATGCTCTTGAAGATGAAAAATCGACCTAAAGAAACTTTTAGTCTGAAAGCCGATATTGGTAGTATTGACTTTTTAGCAGGTCATGCAGTCTATGTGGATGTTAAGGATATTGAAAAGAAGGGGTGGTATGTCATTGAAGAGGCAACTCATTCTTTTAGCGATGAAAAGCACACGATGGAAATTAAATTATTTATGGCAGGAGGCGAATAGATGGAAGTGATAGAAAATCTAAAAAAATTGATTAGTAATTTCATTGAAAATCGCCAGTTCGCCAAGATAACGACTGGTGTAGTTTTATCGGTTTCTCCGCTCAAAATCCAATTGACCAATGAGTTGATTTTGGATGATTCCATGCTTGCTGTCACATGGACCGATGAAGCATTGGATCCTGAATATGTTGGTCAAACCCTTCATCTCATCAGACAAGATGGTGGAGGGTTTTACTATGTCTTGTACAAGAAGATTTTCCACTACAAGCGCAAAGTGAAAGGGGGTTCTGATGAATGAGTACTCCTAAAACAAACTTTTTAAACATCGCTAAAAATGTTGTCGAAGCTAAGAAACAGCCTAGCTTAACACTAGATGAAACCAATATCTTGCTAGAAACAGATGGCATTCATGCTCTTAAGCAATCCATCAGACGCATGCTGACGACTGAACGGTTTATCTATACGATTTATGACCATCGTTACGGTGTCGAATTAGACGCTTTATTTGGTGGAGATATGGATTACGCCCAGATGGATATTGCACGACGCATAAAAGAAGCCTTGTATGAAGACGACAGGATTCACGAGGTTCACTCTTTTTCGACCAAAGTGAAGAAAGATGAGTTTTATGTGCAGTTCATGGTTGATAGTGATTTTGGAACATTTGAAATGGATTTGGAGGTGAAACGATGATAAAGGTAAAAACATATCCAGAAATTTTAGAGGATATGCTGGCCTTGTTTGATGATAAGTACGACAAGAGACAAGGGTCTGTCTTGTACAATCTAGTTGCGCCTGCAGCTCGAGAAGTTGCCATTCAGTATACGGTCTTAAAATCGTATGAGGAAGTCAACTTTTTAGATACGAGTACAGGAATCTTCCTAACTCGTTTATGTAGGCAGTTTGGAGTTGAACGCTTGCCAGCTACGGCATCAGTTCGATTGGTTCAATTCAAACAGGAAATCCCACTTGGGACTCGTTTCAGTGTGGTTAATAGTGAGTACAATTTCCGTGTCTTAGAACGTCGCTCTGGATTTGAGTATAGCGTAGTAGCTGAACAAGTTGGAAATGCACCTAACTATGTAAGAGGTCAACTCATCAACATTGATGTATTGAGCGACTTTAAAGGGGCAGAAATCGGCTCTGTTATCGTCGTAGGCGAAGACGAAGAGACGGATAAACAACTCCGTAAAAGGACCATTGAGTATTTGAAAACACCGACTTTGAACGGGAACATCGCCCAATACAAGAAGTGGGCCAGCGAGTTCGTTGGTGTTGGTTCAGCACTTATCGAACCACTCTGGAAAGGTGAAAATACAGTACGTGTATCTATTACGGATGCTGATGGTAATGAAGCAAGTGCAGAGCTGGTAAAGAAATTCAAGAATTACCTAGATCCTGAGCCAAGTGGCCATGGGCTAGGTGTAGCTCCGATTGGTGCCTATGTGACTGTGCAGTCTGTGAGTGGCTACAACGTTCGTATTACTGCAACAATCAAGATTGATGAAGATGTAGATATCGAAGCAATCAAGAATGAGGCGAGAACTCAACTTATCAAATACTTACGTGAAGAAGCATTTGAAGAGAAAGAGGTTCGGAACTATAAAGTTGCCACAATTATTGACAGAATCAATGGGGTTCGAGATGTAGACCGTATTTTGTTGAACGACAGGGAACAGAGTATCGAATTATCAAACACGATGCTTCCTAAGCTAGCGGAGGTAACTATTAATGTCGCACGTTAGATATCGTATGTTATCGGCTTTGCCAGAGGTCTTAGATCCAACTATCAATGATTTGTTTGAAGCTGAAATTCCAGAACTGGAATTGATTACAGACTTAATCTTTGATACTAGACGATTGATGTTGTTGCCAGAAGCAACGGAAGACTGGATTACACGTTGGGAAAAGGCTCTTCAGGTAAAACCGAAAACAACTGACTTGGAAGAACGAAGGCGGTATCTAATCACTTTAATTTCTTCCAAGATTAAAATCAACTCAGTGAGTTTACAAAAAATTACAAAGAGCTTTACGA